AATGACTGAACCTTTGTCATCATGGCTAGTCGTCGTCCTCTACTGGAGGGGGCGGCGGCGCATCGGCATTTGCCGCAATCTCGGCAAGGTACGTCTCAACCTCGTATGGCGTAATCATGCAACGAAATACTCCACCCAACCCATAAGGGTCGTGTTGTTGTTGAAGTTGCCATCAGTCAGGTTTCCCGAGCCGCCCGCCGCCTGATACTTCACGTTGATTACCGACGAACTCGGGCCAACCTGGAAGATGATCTGCCCCGGCGCGGTCGTGGTGTTGTCGCCAATGCCCTGCCCCAACGTGCCGAACTGCGAGGTGCCGGAACGAGAAGCAATGGGCAGGCCCGAGAGGGTCGCAGCGCCCGTTGCCGACCCCTTTGAACTCAAGCCGACATAGAATTGAGCCCGAACAAGATTGCCGAGTTTCTGGTAGTTGCCGACTTGCCCGCCGCCGACATATGTGATTCCGGTCGTGGCCGCGCCAAACAGCAGGGTTGGGGTCCAGCTTCCGTATTCAGTGCCGTTGATGGTCAGGACGCTGCTTGCCCCGACGCGGGTGATAGTCCCCGGCGCATCAAGGCGGTTGTTGTCCGCCGTGCCGGTTTCCAAGATGTCGGCCCCGGTGTACGTCGCCGTTGCGGTGCTAACCTGCACGCGGCAGTACGTGCTGTCCTCCAGCTTGACGCAGGAGTAACTGCCGTTGCTGGTGTTGTAGTCGTTGAATGTCGTGCCGCTGAGAGTGACCCGCGTGCAGGAAATCAGTTTCACCATCTCCTTGACCGCCGTGATGCCGATAAGGCCGGAAATCAGGATGTTGGTTCCGCCATTGATAATCATGCCCTCCGCGCCGCTGTTGCCCGTCCAGCAGCCCGTAAGGATCATCTCGCCAACTGCCGTAGCGTTGCCCTTGACGATGTTCCAATTGCCGCCCGTACAGGTGTCGGCAAGGCAGTTAATCATGTGAAGCCATTGAGACTTCACGGTTCCGGTCGGCGGGCTGGCGATGTTGAACCCGTAACCCGTCGCGGCCATCGCCTGACATGAGGTGTACGTTGACCCCTGCCCGTTGATGATGCGGAAACAGTCATTGGTGCAGTTGCGGAAAATCACGCGATCCGCCAACACCGCATTGTCGATGTAGGTCAGGGTGGTGGCGTCTTGATACAGGCCGTTGTAGCAGGCATCGGACCCGCTGCCGTCGCCCACCACGTTGGTCAACTTCAACTGCCACGAATGCAGGAGGTTCAGCGCGTTGCGGCAGCTAAAGAGTTGGATGTTCTCAAGGCGGCAATGGTTGTTCCACTCCAGCCAGATACCGTGTGCGCTACCGCTGGAGTTGCCGCCGCCGCGCACTGTCAGGTTGGACAGGGAGAACTTGTTGAGCGGCGTGGTGGCGTCGTTCACCGCCGAGAAAACAATGTAGTTGCCGGTCGAATAGACCTCGGTGGCAAGCGGCCCCGCGCCCTCGATGTGGACGCCATGCGCGCTGGTTATGGCGATGGCGCTGCCGACCTTGAGGCGACCACGCGGCAGGACAATTCGCACACCGGACGTTGAGGTGGCCGAGAATGTCTTGAACAGGTCAATGGCCGCCTGGATGGCCGTCTTGTTGTCGGTCGTGCCTGCGTCGGCATTCGCGCCAAACCATACAGCGTGGATTTCATCAAGCGTATAGACCCGCTGCCACGCGCCGGATGCGCCGGTCGAGGCGCTGTCGGGAGCGGCCCAGATACCGGATTGCGTGTCGGCCGATACGTTGGCCGACTGATTGCCCGAACGCCACACCCACGTTCCACCGCCGCCGTCACCCAAGGTAGTGCGGTACTGCGTCGTAACCGTGGATGGCCGAACAGTAAGCGCCTTCAGGGCCGCAAGGCTTGTCGTGCTATACTCGGCCGACAGGTTGGTTACGGCATCGGCCGCCGTGTTGGCCCCGGTGCCGCCGCTGGTAATGGGCAGCGTGCCGCTCACCGCCGAACCGAGCGCAACCTTGCCCCATGACGGGGCCGTACCGGACAGCAGGACGAACGTGGTCGCCGTGGCCGCCAGCTTGGCAAGCGTGGTCGTGGCCGTGGCATAGAGAAGGTCGCCCGCCGCGTAGGTGGCAACACCCGTTCCGCCATTGGCAACCGGCAGGGTGCCAGTGATCGCCGACGATAGCGGGATGTTGGTGAACGTGTTGAACGTGCCGGAGAGCGTCTTGTTCAGCAGCGTGGCCGTGGCCGCCGCAACGTAGGTGGTGATCTGCGCGACAGACCCCTTGAGCGTCGTGCTGGACTGCACGACCGGCAGCACCTCCGAGCCGGTGAAGGTCGAGGCCGCCGTCAGTTCTGAAATCTTGACGCCGCTGCTCATTATAGAAGGCCCTCCGCACGACCCGCCTGGAACCCGAGCAGGCCGCCCTTACGCACCAGTTCCTTGTCGATCTTGGTCAGCGGGCGCAGCGCAGCGCCGGTCCCGTAGGCCGCCTCGCCTACCACGCGGGGCATAAACGCGGGGGCCGCCAGTAACATGCCCGGATTTGACATCACCGCCGCAGCACCCAACCCGCCCGTACCGGCAAGGTTTGCCGTAAGGCCACGCGGGGCCATGCTGTTTAGCGTCTGACCGGCAATTGCAGCGGGCAACTGCGGCTCGTACTTCGCCAAGTCCTGAAGCATCTTCTGCTTCATGGAATAGTTGGCAGTGACGTTGTTGCGCGCCGTTGCCAGTAGGCGGTTCACGGCAGTCTCGTCGGAAGCCGTCGCCGTGCGCCCAAACGACTTCTGCAACTGCTTCAGCTTGTCCGACGCCTCCGCATACGATGCCATCGTCTTGGAGTATTGCGGGGCCTGCGCCTCGATCTCCTTCTTGACGGCGTTGTAAACGCGGTCAGCAACCACGCGGCTCGGCGTGTGCGGCTGCGTGCTTTCGCGGATGTCGCCAATGGTCTGCTTCAGGGCGTCGAACCCAGCAGGCGTGTGATAATCGGCGGGGTTGGCGTTCCGCCATTCCGTCAGCACATCAAGGATGTCCTGCTGCGTCTTGGCCGCGCTGCGGTTGATCGTCTTGCCCTTGAACGTCCCAACCTCGACGGTGTTGGCAAAGGCGTTGATGATCGGGTTCATGCTCAGAACGGCGGGGTCTGCCCGCACGCCCGCCATGCCGGTCTGATACTCAGCCGACCGCGCGGCCCGCATTTGGTCGAGCGCCGAGTCGGCCATATCGACCATCGCGGCGGGGTCAGCGCCGCGCATGTTTTCGCGGAACACCTTGGCCCGTTCGCCGCCTTCCAAGCCCGCCTCGGCCGCCTGCCGGATGGTCGCGCCGCCCACGCCGGTCGTGCGCCCAAGCGGCGCGCTCGCGACGTAGCCCAGCCCCTTGCCCGCAAGTCGCGTGCCCTCCAGCACTGCGTTCACCGGATCAATCGCGCGGCCAACCGTCTGCGCGGCCTGACCGAACTTGCCAACGGTCCCAGGAGCGTTGGCGACCGCGCCACCGCCCAAGGTCAGGACGGTGGCAGCATCGGCGGCAACACCCACAGGGTCCGTTGCAATAGCCTTCTTCAGCCCCTCAACACTGCCGTAACGGTCCTTGTAGAACTTGGCCACGGCGTCAGCGGGAGCCTCGATCTGCGCCCGCTTAACGATTTCATCGATGGTCGGCTCGGCATCGCCCACGCGCAGCAAGTCACCGGGGCGGCCCGTCTTGTTGATGAAGCCGGACGCGATGGAGCCGAGCGCCTTGGCCGTGTCCACCGGATGCAGGATCGGCTCAATCAGCGCCTTGCCAAAGTTGAGCGCGCTGGCGGGGGCGTTCTTCAGGGCTTCGCCTGGAACGTCCGCCCACGACCGGCTTACCGGCTCCTGAGACACCACATCCCAGCCGCCGCCGCCCGCCGCCGCCACCGGCTGTAGCGGCTCCTGGCTGACCACATCCCACGGCCCAGCCATTACTTGACCCTCACCGGCTTGCCGCCCTGAAGCGTCCAACTCTGGCCGTTGGCGAAGTTGGTGATGTGACCGTCCTTGAGCGCGGATGCGGGCGGGGCGTCACCGCCACCCTGCTGTCCACCGCCCTGCGTGGGAGATGGGGCCGGTGCCGCCGACTGCCCACCACCCTGCAAGTAAGTGGTCGCCGGGGTGTACGCCTTGAACCCGTTGTCAGGGCTGTAATATTCGGTCGCGTCCTTTACCGCCCGCTCGTACTCCTGCTTAAACAGCGTCAACTTCTTGCGAACGGTCGGCGCGTCGTCCGTGATCTGCGGAATGAACGGGATGAGGCGCGGGGTTTCGGAAGCCGTGACTGCCGCGCCGCTGCGGTCGTGAATCTTCAGCGACCCGATGTTGGAAATCAGGGCGCGGACATCGAGGCCCTTGGGGTCAAGAACCTTGTTGTTTAGGTCGCCGCCGTACTTCGGGGCCATGCTTTGCAAGTACGAACCAACGCTGCCAACAGCGTCGGGAGTGGCGTCAAGCGCAGCCAACGCCTGATCGATGGTTTTCATCGAACCAAGGTTGTTCTGAATGCCGGTCGTAACCGTCTGCGGGATGGCCTTCGCGTCGGCCATTTTCTTGGCCTCTGCCGCCTTCAGCAGATAGTTGGGGTCGGCGGGACCATCGGGGATAAAGCCGATGCTACCATCCTGCTTGCGTTCCCAGCCAAACGGCACGCGGTTGTCGCGGGCTGTGACTGCTGCCTCCCGCGCCTGATTGGTGCGCCAGTTATCGACCATCGTGATGGCGTCACGCGCCCTACCCGACTTCACCAGCGCCGGGATGATGCGCTGCATGTCGGCAGGCATCTCCTTGATGGCACTCAGGAACTCGGGCGTGCTGGCAACCTGCGACAACTCGGTGTCCAGAACGTCCTGCTTCTTCTCGCGAGCCGCCCGCTGTGCGTAGGCGTTCTGCTGCATCAACTGCGACTGCATTTGCATCGTGTTACCGGGGACCTGCCCAAGCTGCGCCAGGATGTTCGCCCGCTGCCCCGGCATGATGTCCTGACCGGCGGCGAGCAACGTCGCGCCGATGTTGCCGAGCGTGCTGAAAGCCAACTGACGGCGCTGCGAGTCGAGCAGGCCCGTTGCAGGGTCCGCCGTGGACGGGTCGTCAGTGCCCAAGATGGTGTCGAAAAGTCCCGGCATGGCCTACCCCAACAGTCCGCGTTTGGTGAGTGTGTCGAGAAGCGACAGCGCCTGTGCGTTGCCGCGATACGCCGCTCCGGGCTGCATCATCGTCGGCTGGAATGACTGCTGTGGCGCACCGGCAGCGAGCAGCCCAAGGCCGACCTTGGTAACGTCGCCATAAGGGTTCTTGCTCGCCATGAACGGCTGCTTGCCCTCGTCCCACACGCGGGGGGCGGGCGGCGGCGAACCGCCAAAGCCAACCATGTCGCGGTCGTCAGTAGCGGGCGCGGCCTGCGCCATTTGAGAGGCATTCAGCAGCGGCGCGGCCTCGTTGTACCGCTGCGCGTAACCATGCCCCGCTGCCGGATTGCTCTCGGTCCAACCGGACGGGCGGAGGTATCCCATCACCGCATTGGTCGCGCCCGTCAGATCGCTCGCATTGCGAAGGGCATCGCCCCACTTCCGCTCATTGCCGCTCGTCAGTTCGTGCTGCGCGAACCGCAACTGCGTATCCTCGGCAGTCGGGTCCATTTGGTACTGCGAGGCGAAGTCGTAGAGCGCCTTCCGGCGGTCGCCGTTCCAGCCAAACAAGCCAAGACCGATGCCGCCGTCATGGACCTGTGACGGGTTCCCCCGGCTTTCCCAATTGCCCTGCCCAGCAAGCGCGGCAGCGGCAACCGGACTCCACCCCTGCTGGGAGAAGAACTGAAAGGCGCGGTTACGGAAGTCGGTCATTGGCTACTTCCAAATCGCGTTTGCGCCGACCATTGGGAACGCGCCGCCGCCACCGAACAAGCTGCCCGCCGCGCCAAGGATCGACAGGCCGCCACCCAAGCCCGACAGAAACCCGTTGGAGGACGGCCCCGGCCCCGTCTGCGTGCCGCTGCTGAAGGTCGGGTACGGAACGCCGCCAATCGCGCCCAACTGAATCTTGAGCTTCTCGACGGGGTTCTGCTGCTGCTCCTGATACTGCTGCATCGCCGCAGTCAGCTTGTCCTGCTCGTTGCCCTGCAAGACGCCCTGACCCGCCATTGCCGCCTGAATCTGCTGCATCAGGTTCGCCTGCTGACCCTGCTGCAAGCCCGCCGCCGTCTGCGCGCCCTGGAGGTTAAGCTGCTGGCCCTGCATCCCCGCCTGCTGGTCGGACAGGAAGCCCTGCTGCGCCTGCTGGAAGTTCTGATTATTCAACTGCGCGGCCAACTGAGCGCCCTGCAAGCCGTACTGCGCGTTGGTCACGCCCTCAGTGACGCCGTGCCGCGAACCAGCGAACGCGCCCGACTTGATGGCCTGATCCCGCACATCGTTCAGCGCGCCCTGACGGTTCTGATCCATTACCGCCATGGAAGTGTCGATGACGTTCTGCGTGTAGGGGTTCATGTACGGCTGGAGGTTTGCACCGGACAGGAACTGCGGCTTGTATCCAGCCACGCCCTGCGCCGTGCCAACCGCCTGATTGTAGACGCCGTTACCCGCGCCGACATTGCCCGCCAACTGGCCCACAAGGTCCTTGGTCGTGTTGGAGATGTCCGCAACGCGCTGGCCGGTGTACGCGGGCAGGTACTTGTTCGCGACATCCTTCGCTTCAAACCAGATGTCACGACCGGCCTTGTCCACCCAATCCGGCAGGTTGTTCGACTGATTGGTGGAGACGGTCGAAGTGCCACCGCTGCCGCCGCCCTTGCCGTAGGCAATCGTGGGACGGCCCAACTGCGAGCGGCCATTCTGCAACTCACGCATGGGGGACCTCGTGGGAAATCAACATCGCCTTTTCCTTCCAACCGTGCGCGCGGGCGACATGCTTCCAGCCAAGTCGCGCCGTCGCCGCAATGTCCACGCAGCCCATGTCGCGGGCGTACTTCAGAACCTCATCCTGCAAATCCATGACGCCCGGAAGTTCCCCGGCCACTACCCAGCAGTTGAGGTATCGCTTCAGCGGCGCATCCATGACCTCGGTGATCCAGACGCCGCTTTCGTTCCAAAACATCTGCGCCTGACCTGTGTGAAGGCGCTCCTTCACATCGGCCCACGAATGCGTGCCTTCCAGCGCAAGCGCCTTCTTGATGCGTTCCTGGATGGCGTCAGGCGTCACGAGTCTTACCGTCGATAAGGGTGGTGGTGAGCGCGCCCGCATCGCTGACCGTCACGGCGTAGACCTTCTCACCGGACGACATCAGCAGCAGGCGCGGGGTGGCCTCGTTCTTGGACAGGGCAAGGCCGAACGCCGCACGGATGTTCTGCATCCATGTCGTAACCGCAGGGTCCTTGATCGGGGGGCCGCTGACGTTCATCGCCGCGCCCCAGACTGCTTGTTGACCTCAAGGAAAACCTTGCTCAACTGCCACTGCGCGTCCGAGTTAGGCTGGAACTTCAGGCGCGGGTTGTTGCCGGATATACGAGTATCAGTATAACCGTCCGAGCGCGGCGAATACGGGCCGAACGTGTATTCCGTGCCCTCGGGCGTGTATCGCGAGTAGGCCGTTACGGTGAGCGTCTGCGCCCCCTCGCCCGTCGCGGCGCGGACACTGTTGATGTCCACGATCCCGTCATTCACCGGCAGCGCACCGCTCTCCAAGTAGATGCTCGGATACCGGGGCGAACCCGCGTCGGTGTAGCCCGTTTCATGCCGGTAGATGACGCCGCTCGTATTCCCCATCAGCGGCTTGCGCGTGTCCGAACCTGCCGACATGGCCGAGCGGGTCAGCGAACCCCACGCCCACCAGTTCTCAGCGTAGTTCCAGATCACGTAGCGATTGCACTCGGTTTCGCCGGTCGTGGGGTAGAACCACCAAATCTCCGGGTAAAAGCCGTTGTGGTTGCCAAACGCACGGAACGGCCCGTAGAGCGGGTCCAGTTCGTCGCGGATGTCGTTCAGGATCGGGCAGTCGATCAGCGATACCGTGCCGCCGGAATACAACTGGAAGCCGGTGCGGCCCATCCAGGCCGCATTGCCGTTGAACGCCACGATGGTGTTCGGGTTCAACAGCGACGCATCCGAGATGCGCGTGAAGCCGTAGACGAACGGACGCCCGACATACTGCGCAAGGTACACATCGGTCTGCGACAGGATCAGCGTTCCCTCGCGGACCTCAACGCCCTTCAGCAGCGGCGTGTGGGCGTCCAGGTCCTGAAAGCCCGCCGTATTGGTCGTGCTGGCAAAGTTCCAGTCCGTGTAGTCCTCGGCTGAGGACCACGCCACGCGGTACAGCGAGCCACCGCTGCCGCCCGACTGACCCACCGCCATCACATGCCGCTCGGACGTAACCAGCACGGAATTGTTGCCGGTCGGCGCAGTCGTGATAACCGCCGGGGCCGTGGTCGTGACGGACGTATCGTAATAAAACAACCGCCCGTCCGAGTTGGCCGTGCAGATTACGTCCTCGCCCCAATTGTCGAACGTCCAGAAGGCGTAGGGCGAAAACAACTGAGAAGGCGTAGGCCGCGCCGTGCCGTAGGTGTTCTCGCCATAATCCAGCGTGCCGTAGCCACCATTCACGCCAATGCTTGACAGGGGCGCGAACGCGGATGGCGTGATGTCGGTATAGCCGCCGGTATCGGTATACAGCTTGCTATCTGTGCCGATGAGCGTCCGCGCCTGATCCGAGTTGTCGCGGTAGGTGTGGAAGTTGCGGATAGCCCCCGTAAGCGCGCTTGAAGTCACGCGCTCCCAACCCCCGACCGGGCAGGCAGTACCCGACTGCCACCGGATCAGGTTCATATCCCACCAGCGATTCGGCGTATCGTAGGAACTGCCGTTCCGCTCGATACCCGCCGGGATTTGGAGGGGTACGATAGGCATCAGGTCTTGATGATGAAGTTAGCGATGATGGTCGGCTGCGTGTTGCCGTGCGCGCCGCCGCTGCCAGTGGCCGTACCCGTCGCCGTACCCGAGTAACTAACGCTGACCTCGCCGCTAGCGCCGTAGAGCGCCTGACCCGCCGTAACGGGGCCGTTGCCGAAGTTGCTGCCCTGCCCGCTGGTGTTGGTCAGCGTCGAGGGAGAAGTGACCGTGCCGGTGGCCGTGCCCGAATAGGACACCGTAACCGGCATGGACGCCTGCTCGGCAGCAGTCAGCGTGACAGACTGCGCGCCGCCCGCCGCACCCAGCACGGTCGCATCGAAGCCGGACACCGCGTTGGTGATGCGGCCCGCCGCCGAGCCACCCATGTTGTCCTTGCCCGCAATAACGCGGCCACGCAGGTCAGGGACGTTGAACGTGGTGGACCCATCGCCCGCGCCGTAAGCCGTATTGACCGCAGCAAACAGCGTGGCATAGGTCGAGCGCGAGACGGCAGAACCGTCGCACAGCAGGTAGCCGGTCGGGGCCGCCGTGCCGCCGTAGGGCCAGATCACGCCCGCCGGGATCAGCACCGCCAAGTCCGCAGACAGGGCAAC